ACGTCCGATCACGACTTCAGCACCTCCTTGCGCGTCACGGCCACCTTCGGGATCCGCTCGACCAGCCCGACGTGCCCCCCGTCATCGGTCATCCTCCCGGCCAGCACGTAGCAGTGCCCGTCCTCGTAGACCAGCCAGCCCGTGTTGCTCGCCTCCCACGCGCCGTCAGTGGCGAACTCGTCAAGGGCCTCCGCGTCATGCCAGCCCCCTGCCCTGTTGGTGGCGTCCACCCACCACAGGCGCAGGAGAGTGCGCTCGGCTAGCGGGGTCATGCCGTCCTCCTCATCGTGCGCCTATCTCCCGGGGTAGGCTGACGCGCAGTCCCGGGGGGCGTCCTTGACCTTCACCAGGTGCTCCAGGTCCGTGATCTCCGCTTTCGCCGCGGCGGTCTTCGCCGGGGCGTTAAGCAGCCGGTTCCAGATGGCGATGTCCTGCCGGCGGGTGGCGTTGGCCAGCTGGCACTGCTGGAGGCTGCTGGCGTGCGCTGCGCCCTCGGCGGCGCTGACCTTCGCGACCAGGTAGATGACCAGGCCCGCCATGACACCGAACAGCACCAGGGTGACCGTCATGAACACGGCGACGAAGCGGTCGCCGATCTTGCCGTTCGGGATGACGGGCACCAGGGGCTCCTCGCTAACGCTCACTGCGGCACCGCTTTCGCCTTTGCCGCCCTCACGGCGCCTTCCCTTGCCGCGGCGGCCCTCGCCGACTGCGCGGCGATTACCTCCGCCTGCCTCAGGCGGTCGGCCAGCGTGACCTTCAACTCGGCAATCTTGGCCTCGGTAGCCTGAAGTGCGATGACGGCTTCCTCGGCCGGCTCGCGCCCCCCGGACTTCTTGAGGTCCATGACCTCCCGCATCATCGCCAGGCTGGTGACGAGCGCGTCGAGTTCGCTCTGGAGCGCGGCCGAGAGCGTGCTGTTCACGAGTCCGTGGATCACGTCGAGCTTGCTGTTGGTGTCGTCGAGCCGCGCGGCGGTGCCCTCCGCCTGCTGCGCCGTCAGCCGGGCGACCTCGTCGGTGCGCCGGATCGACTCGGCCTGCGCTGCCCGCAGTACCGACGCCGCCACGGCTGCCTGCTCGGCCACGTCCCGGACCTGCTCGGCCGCCGCCTTGGCGGTCTTAGCTGCCTCCGCCGCCACCTTGTCCTGCCGCTGGTAGTCCGACAGCATGTCCTCGCGGTGCATCCGCTCGGTGCGGTGCGCGAGGATCAGCGGCGCGGTGATCGACGCGAAGATGACGCCGGCGACGGAGATGACCAGGGTGACGATGACAGCGGGGTCCATTACGCCGCCCTCGCGTATCGCGGAGCGCTTCCGGGCAGCAGCTTCCCGCCCGGCCAGGGCCGCACCGGCTTGCATCTGCAACTCGGGTGAACAGCCCCAGGTATCCCTATGTCAGGGATTGACGACGCATAGTAATTTTGTCCATTTGCGATCCTGCATTCGGCGGACGTGCGATCGTCCATTTTTGCTTTCCACCCAAGCAGGTTCCCGTACTTCGCCGCCGCCTTGTCCGTCTCGGCCGCCGCGTTGGCGCGGTTCTTCATCGCCGCGAGGTGCATCAGGTAGTACCGCCGCTCCGTTGCCAGCGCGTCCCTGAACGCGTCCTTCACGCTCTCGCCCTTCGCCCGCGCGTCCCGTGCCGCGCCGAGCACCCGCTTAGCCGCGGCCACCACGTACTGCGCCCGCCGTGCCGTGTTCATCCTTGATGTCTGCCTTGACGCTTCCCCGATGACCCCGGTGAGGGGAGGAGGGTGTGTCGTCACCATCGCCAGCACCGCGCCGAGGGCCTGCCATGCGGCAGCAGACAGGGCGAACCGCAGCTTCAGTGCGGCGATCATCACGGCGGCCCCCCCGGCAGCGGCAGCAGCGGCAGTCCCGGCTAGCAGGGCGGCAATGGCTACGGCGAGGGCAGTGTCGTCAAGGGCGCCGTCCTGCGGAGGGGGCGGCGGCTGGGCCTGCGCGGGCTGCTGCGGAACCGGGGCGGGGATGGTCACGGCTTACGCCTGCCGGCGTCAACGAACGGGAGCACCTCAAGCAGCGCAAGCTCCCAGTGCCGGCGCTTGCCGTACCAGGACACGCTCCCGTCAGCGTTGCGGACGCTGAAGAACCACAGGCCGCCCTCCCTGTCTTTCCAGATGCGCGCCTTCACGCTGCCCGCACGCCCCGGGGAGGCACGTCACGCGGCACGGACCCGATCACCGCGGGGTCGCCGCCCAGTTCGGTCACGAGCCAGGCGAGCATCTGCGCGACGCCCTGCACCTGGTCCTGTAGGTCAAGGATGAATTCTTCGGTCGCGTTGATCACGTGTCCACCTCGCTCCCAGCGGTATCCGGCGTAACGGCTCTATCGTGGCACTTCGGCAGTGCTCGATGCACCCAGGCGCACCAGCGGAAACGGTGCTCATGTTCCCACCAGGATGTGCGTGTCATTGCCCTGGTCGTCTACCCAGGTGAACTCGCCCTCCGGGCCCACCGGCCTGTGCATCAGGCAGCCGCAGCAGAACGTGGAACCGTAGAACTGCGGGTTCGCCCGATATGTCTCGCACAACGCGAGCCCCATCGTGGTGACCGCGCCGCACTCCGGGTCATGGTGGACGTACGAGCGGTACAGCGGCCGGGTGAAGCCCTTCGCCCGCTCCTCTTCTGAGAGGACCAGGTACGTCTCGTGCTGGTCCTGCGGCTCAGTGTCCGCTCCGTGGCCGAGGCGCGGGTCATCCGGGTCAGTGGTCAGGCCCACGGCGGGAACCTTCCGGCGAGAAGAGATCAAGTCCCTAAACGGCGGGCCGGGGGCCCCGAGCAGCCACTCGGCCAGGGACCTCACGGCGGGAACCCCAGGTCCTTCATCGTCTCCACAGCCTCGGGGAGCTTCATGCTCAGGCCGTCCGGAAGGGACCGCCAGCCGGGGTAGCTCTCCTCGTACTCGTGGTCGAGCTGCTTAGCCGAGCGTTCCAGGGCGTCCGCGAACTGCTCCTGCGTGAAGATGCCCTTGCGGACCAGCAGGCCCGTTACCGCGGACAGCTCGGCGCGCATGAGGATCGACAGTTCCCGGTGGTCGGCCACGGCCTTGTACCGGCCGTCGCCAGCCGGGACCGTGCCGAGCTGCCAGGAGGCGAAGAACTTCCGCCACTTGGCGAGCTTCTCCAGCGCGGCCCGCAGGCTCTTGTCGCTCACGCTGTTCCTTTCCGGGGACTCGGGTCTGTGGCGCGCCCGGACGCCGACGTCAGCACCGCCGCCGGGGCGCGCCGGCTCAGGCCGCCGGGGGCGCGGCGGGCGGCACCAGGCCGGAGACGCTGCCGACCGCGGAGTCCAGCGACGCCTGAGTGGTCGCCAGCGACGCCACCGCGGCGTCCAGCGCGGACGTGTCAACCGACGGGGGAAGCGCGCTGAGCGCCGCCTGGATCGCGGTCACGTCGGTACCCAGCTGGGAAACCTGCGCCGAGACGTCGGTCATCGTCGCGTTGATCTGCGCGACCGCGGCGTCAACATCGTCTTGCGTTGCCATTATCTTCTCCTGGTTCTCGATGATGCGGATGAGCATGGAATGGATGGACTCAAGGGTCGCGGCGTCTGCCGGGTTGTGGTCCGGGCAGCCGTGAGTGAGGCGGCCGGGCAGGCAGATGCAGAAGGTCACTCCGCGCGCTCCGGCCAGTGCCACGTGCCGCCGGACTCGCCGTCCTTGTCGTAGACGACACTCCGGTTGAAGAACTGGCCGGTCGGGTTGAGCACGCACAGGCCAACGACCTGCGGGTTCCCGGCACCCTCCGGAACTTCCGTGACGACCGCGGCCCTGCACTCGCTCTCGTACGCCTGCGTGCCGTCGTGACGGATCGGCGACCCGTAGCTGACGTAATGGACAATGCGCCCTACCGATGGCTTCACGGCACGACCCCTGTCCGCCCGCCCGCCCTGCCTCGGTGCCCGTCTTGAAGGTCATCGTCGATCACAGGGCATCACCTCCGTATGTCGTCCTGATGTAGTCCAGTCCCCGCCGCACCTGCTCGGCGACATCGCAACCCGGCTCGGCAGGCTGGCCCGCATCCATAGCCGGCTCCTTCAAGTCCGCGGGAACCTGCCGCGGGTCGACGTGCATGCCGCGCTTGCCGTCGAACCTGGCGAAGACCTCGGCCGGGTCCTCGGCTTCCTCCGGGGTCATGCCGGAACCCACCGCCCCTCCCTGATGAAGCCGTGGTGGCCGCAGGTGCGGCACAGCAGCGAAGGCGAGACGGTCAGGTGCTCCTCGTCGCCGATGCCGCCCGCTACGAGGCGGTGGCGCGGCTGCGCGGCGTCCGTAGCCTTCCACGCGACGTAGCCGCCGCAGTACAGGCCAGGTGCCTCAGGCGACGGCTTCGGGTGGTGCTCGATCAGCCCGATCAGCTCATGATCATTGGGTCGCTCGCGGTAGTCGCCGTGCATGAGCCAGGTGAACGAGCAGCCGTCACCTAGGTCGAACTCGTCTTCGCGGCCCTCGTAGGACGTCCCAAGTTTCACTGCGACGCCCCCGGGACCCCGCCCGCCATCGGCATCCCCGGCGGCGGCTTAGGCGGCCCCGCGGCGGGCATCCGCATCCTCGGCGGCGGGGCTGTTGACGGGGGCGCGCTCCCGGCCTGCCTCGCCGCCGCCTGCTGCGCGATCGCCGTTCCCGCGTGCGCCAGTCCCTGCAGCTGCCCCAGTCCCGCAGCAGCCTCCGGCGGCATTCCCGGCGGGGGGTTCCCGGCAAGCTGCTCCGCCCGCTGGCTGGCGGTACTGACGAGCGCCTCGTGGACCTGGTCCACGTCTAGCTGCAGGATGCTGGCCATCCGCTCGGTAATCAGGTCAAAAACCGCGATTGGAACATGAAGCACAGGGGCCGCAGACATGGCGCTGAACATCGTCAGCAACATTTGGACTTGCTCGTCTTGCAGCGGCCCGAACTTCGCCTGGGGAAACGACGCGCCACTGCCGAAGTTGAGCAAGATCAGGGGACGGATCACGTCGTACGAGATGCTCTCGGCGATCTCCTTGGCTACGCCCTGGCGGCTTTTCAAGTAAAAGTCACTCTGATCTTGCGACAGCGAGTAGGCGCCCTTGCCGCCCGTGCTCGCGCTAGCCAGGCCGAGGAATCCGGCGAGGACGCTGGAGATCGCCCAGGAGCTGAGGAAGGCGAGCGCCGATTCGAAGAAATGGCCCGCGTCCCCTGCCGACGGGATCGCCTCGAATGCCTTCTGGCCGTCGATGGGGTGCACCAGCCCCACGACGCCGGAACCGCGCAGCTGGGAGATGTCATCGGCGCGCTGGGTCGCCTCCGGCTGGTCGTTGCCGTAGGCGACCAGCCTCTGCAACGCCATTCCCTCAAGAAAATTCAGCCACAAAAAAAGAAGCTTCATCTGTGTCTGGTGGCACCAGTAGGCAACTTCAACCTCACTGACACCAGTCAGCGGCTCCCGGTGCTTACCGTGCGTGTAAACGTAGCTGCGCACCTTCGGGATGTCTACGTAGCCGGGCACCTTCTGCTTGCTGCTGACCATCAGGTTGCCGCCGAACAACCAAACTTGCTGGCGGAATCCATTGGGCTCGCCAGTGCGGTCGTTATAGCGCGCCTGGCAGGTGGCGGGCGGGCGATAGGCGATCTTGCCGTAGATGATCTTGCCGTCTGAATCGCGAGGCCGGAAAGTTTTCTCGACCGGCTAAGAAGAAGGCTCTCCGGTAAATTTGCCCTGACGTGATCTGGCCGATGAGGGTGGAAATGGGCGTGGCCATCCCACCTTCCGAGTCGGGTGTCATGAGCACCGACCGGATAAAGTCGCACTCGCCCTTGTCGCCCTTGCTGGGCTCAATACTGAAATCGGCCTCGCGGATGGGCAGGGTGAGGACTAGCTCAAGCGCGCTCGCGGTGCCGTTTCTGACAAACATTTGCTTATAGTCACGGGCTGAGAACTCTCCGTAATCAAAGACGTCCCCGGATCCGTAGTACGCGAACAGCCTCTGCGCTTGGTCGAAGCCGGTGCCCAACTCGGGGCCCATGAGCGCGCCCTTGCCGCCATTGCTAGGCGAGCCTTTCGGTGCCAAGTCGGGGAACGTGATCACTTTGGCGTTACCGGATGCCATCTTCTCGCATCACCCCCTCTCCTGACGGGGCGCGCGGGGCGCCAGTCTGCACGTTCGGCTGCACGTGAGGATGCACGTGCATGCCATCAGACTAGCCTGCAGGCGGGGTGTCAGTCACGCTCACCAGGCAGCCAGGTCAGCTCAAGGCCGTGGAGGCGCTGGTAACGGTGCCGGGCGCGGACGCGGAGGCAGATCCGGCACAAACGCCCTCCGTTGGACTGCTGAATGTAGAGGTTGTCTCCCGAGAGAGGGTGCCCGTACGGGCAGTGAGTCTTCCGCTGCCCAGCGTTCGGGTGCAGGCACCGGTTTCGGGCGCGACCCGCCTCTACCAGGCAAATCCTGCAGCGGCGCTCATTCGTGCCGGGAGTCAGGTAGGTGTTCTCAGGCGTGAACTCGTGGCCGTACTTGCAGAGTGCCCAGGGCTTCGCCGCGCCTCCCCGCCGTACGTTGTCTCCCGGAGTCACAGCCTCAAGGTGCTCCCACCAGACGCAGTCACGGTGAACGCACCCGCGGTCTCTCACGTGATCCACGTGCCAGCCCTCGGGGACAGGTCCGACGACCATCAGGTGCGAGGCCTTGTGGGCGCCCATCTT